ATTCAAGCTAGTGGATGGAATTGTGCATAATGCATTTCCTGACCAAATTGCATATCGTATACCTACAGGTTTTAAGGCCTGGTTTAATAAACATGGTATTGATGCTCCAACGGTTGGTGAGATTCTTGTGTTCCACTATGTTGACCGTAATGGTAAGTCTATGCAATCTGTTGGCACATATGTTGGTGATAAGATGTTGGGTAAAAACCATACTCTCAGAACTTCTCGTTTTGATGGTTCAACTGTCGAAGGGTCCTGTGGTGGTTTGTATGTCTCTGCTAGATCAGGAAAGTTAGTTGGTACTCATGGTATTGGTGACTCTGCTAGTCCTAGTGCTGATCCATTATTTTATCCATTTGACTCTCATTACAAAGAGACAATTTCCAAACTTGCTCAAGGGACTGCTGACTTTGTCTATAGACCAATTGATGACACAGTTTATGTTCCTGAGTATAAACGTATACTTAATGATGAGGTGGATTTTCAGATGGGGAGAAAGTTTTAAGAAGCATTCTCTCTCCCTATCCACCCATTTTTCAACGCTTCTTACCAATTCACCTTGATGCTTGTGATATTGGTGAGAATCTTCGATTGATGGGTCGTGTTCAACGATTTTTCAATCCGAAGAGTCCTGATTATGAGGACCCTGTTGTTCATTCTTGGTTGTCACAAGTTACTAACAATTTTGCCAATCAAACCCGATTTGATAGATATGTGGTCACTCCTGCCACTTTGGATCTATCTATCAAAGCTTTGTCTCGTTATGATCGCGAGCCTGATCCATTATCAGATAAGATCAAATCCCTATACAAAATAGCAGGTTCTTGGCTCGACAAGGAGTTTGGACCGTATTTAATGGGGTCTCAATTTTCATCATTAGACTCTACTTTGGAGTGGCTAAAACCTGAGAAGTCCCCTGGATATCCTTGGACTATTACCTGTTCTATGAAGTCAGACTTTTATGATGATTATCTAGATTTTTTTACTGACGTATATTTCCCAAAACTTTTTACCAAAGACTACATTCACTCTTTGTGCTCTGTCTCCATTAAGGAGGAGATTCGGCTAAAGGAGAAAGTAGATGATGGGCGTGTTCGCACTACTGTCTCTATGGATGTTGATCATGTCTTAGGTCATAATATATTATGTAGGGATCAAAATAGTAGACTTGTTAGATCACACAATAAGCATTCTGTCGCTAATGGCATGGATTTGTTTAATGGTGGATTTAATGATTTAAACACTAGAATGTCTGCTTTTCCTGGTCCATGTACTATTGAGTTAGATGGCAAATTTTTTGATGGACGATTTTATCGTACCCATTTTGACGAGATAAGGGACTTTCGCTACCGTATGTGGCACCCATCATTGCAAACTGCTGAGAACTATCAAGCACTCTTCAATATATATGAAGAGTTAGTGTCAGCTCCTTTGGTTAATGTTGATGGATGTGTTTATAGTAGAGAATGTGGTAATCCTTCTGGTCAAGGTTGTACGACTCCAGATAATTGTTTTAAGAATTTTATGGACATGGTGGTAATTTACCTCCTTCTTGTCCCACCTGAACTCCACTCTTATGAGATGTTTAAAATGTTTGTTATTCTATGCATCTGTGGAGATGATGTTAATGAGTCTGTTCACCCTTTCATTCAAAAATATTTAAACCCTAAATCTATTGCCTCTGTTATGGGGGAACTAGGTATGGAGTATCATTTTGCATCAATGGAGTTTAGATATAACCATGAGTGCACATTTTTGGGGCACTCTTTTTCTTTAGTTAGAATACCAACCACAGGTGTGGAAATGTATTTACCAACCATTGAGTGTGAGCGTATGCGAACATCTCTCCTTATTTATAATAAGCACCACACTCTAGCTAACACTATTATTAGGTGTTGTGGTCTTCGTAATGAAACTTTTGCTTGTGAGACATGTAGACACTTCTTTCAGGATTTTTACATATATCTACGTAACCATTTTGGTTCTTCAGTTGATTGTGAAGTCCAGTGTGCATTCAAAAGCTATAAAACTGATTTAGAGTTGTGGGAACTATTCTCTGGGACAAGTGACTCTGTTCTGCACTCACCTAAGGTGGAATTCGCAGAGTTTAAAACATTTTTGCTCCCTCTTTCCTCTGAGTATTGTGATACTCAAAAACACTCTCTATATCCTCAATCTTCCTTCACTCCACTCATGTCTAAGTTAAAAGAACTTATTGTTAATGCAGGGATAACTGCAGTTAACCATAAAGAAAAAGGTTTTGGCACATTCCTTCATCATATGAAAAATGCCAGTAAGAAAACGCTTAACAGTAAAGCTAAAGGTGTCAACAACATTCGTAGAATTGTAGAAAGAAATCTTAAAGCTGAAGCTCCTATGCTGGTTCAGGAACCTAGAGCCTCTAATAAACATTACTCAAAGCCTAAGTATAAACATTTAGGTGGTGACTCTGTTTTGATAACTCATCGTGAGTATATACAGGATGTTAAATCCACTGTTAATTTCAATGCGTCAATCTCCACTTTTATTAATCCTGGTAATCAGAATCTTTTTCCTTGGTTAGCAGGTACTTCTGGTGCCTATGATCAATACCAATTTAGAAAATTTGAAGTTATTTATGAGGGTGATTGTCCAACTTCTACAGCTGGACAAGTCTTGGGTTTTATTGACACTGATTTAAGTGACACCTTACCTACTAATAAGGTTGCAATCAACAACTCCCCCCTTCGTTTCCATCTCAACTGTGCCCCTTACACATCTAAAGCATCGTTCAGCGTTCCTATTAAGCTCCTCGATAGACTTAAGTTCTATAATACCAGAGGCCCATTTGACACATCCCCTATGCCGGATATTAATCATGATTGTGGACAGCCTGG